TCTAGAGCATAAACACTACCAATCCCCTCTCCCAAAGAATCGCCATTATAGACTAATTGAATCCGCCACCTGTTTTCTTCTAATCGAGAGACAAAGTAGTTATCTGTCTCAGGAAGTCGGTAATACATGTAAAATTCATTATCTGCGGCTTCACCAACCGCCATTTCAACCTTTGAGCCATCAGCGGAACTTGGGATGTTCATATCAAAGGTTATTACAGCTTGCCAGTTGAAATCTGGATTTCCGTCATAATCTAATTGCGCCTCGTAATTAAAGCGAACAAAGCCACCAGTATGCTCATCAAATATTTCGTTTAACTTGGTCTTTAATTCAGTAAGGGGATCTCCACCAATATTGGCGAACAAAGCTTGTTCGGCAGAATTGTTATATCTAACATTGTAGCCTTGAAACTTAACATCTTTGGAAACCTTCCGAAACAGCGCAGGTATTGTATCGGCCACAGAATATCCAGTATCTTGGTAACTTCCACCATACCTTGTAAAACTGCTCATAGTAATTGTATCTTTGCCCAACTCTTCTGTGCCCTGTTTGATTATTTCTTTGATTTCATTAGTTTGAGTAGAAACCATTCTGTCTAAAACAGCATCGGTGAAGCCAGGAACCTTTGGTCCATAGACTTTTCCTTGGGGAACAGCAATTTTAATTGGCTCATCAGCATCTGGTCCACTGTGAAACGCAACATTTTTAATGCGTATTCTAGATGTGGGTTTTAATTCTCCACCGGCATCGGGGCGCTCCTCATCAAAGAATATTTCTTGGTCTGCTACCTTATCAAGCGATTCTTGAGTTGGCGGAAACATTTGAAAGTTTTCCGCAGGAACGGTATATGCGATCAAACCATTAGCAAAAACCTCTGACACTATGCAAATATTGTAATCATCCCAATTACTCGGCATGTTGGGGTAGTATTTGTGCCGGCTTGATGGTGGTGTGTGACAACTTCCCATGCTTCTAAAATCGGACATTCTAAAAACATCAACCGGATGTCTAGAATAAATGATATAACTTTTCTTAAAATAAGTGTCAAAGTTCTTAAGATAATCTTCCATCTTCGCATCAATATTTTTAGCAAACCCCTGTAAGCCTTCATAATTAATTCTCAGACGACGGAATTTTTTCTTTAAAGCCTCGGTAGTGCCAATGTAATCAATTCCAATCCAATAGTCCTGTACATCATGGAACTTCATTACTTGCCTGAACTGGTTAGCTGTCACTTTCTTTTCTGCAAAGTCTTCACCAAAAATTTTTGCCGGCAATGTATATTTCGCCTCAGAGGTGTCTTTTTTACCAACAACACCTGCAATGCCGGGTAGAGCTGCGAAACTTTTCTTGTTTAGGTTATCTCGCGAGTTTTCAACGTAATTTACGATTCCTGTTATGACTTTTGGAAGATTTAAACTCACTACTTTTCTAGAGATTCCTTGGTTTCCTTTGCCGTCAATGTAATGGGTAACTTTTGTCTTGGAGCAAAGAAGTTTTCCGCCCTTTGGAGATCCAATACTCCACCCCATTCTCTCTAGAGATTTAACAAATGCTCCGAACTCTGATTGTTCATCCAAAGAGTTTAGGGGCTCAATAATCCTGTATGAATTGCCAAAGATGTTTTGCCATGGCATTTCTTCTACCGGTATACTCATTGCTTTCTTTATAGTCTCCAATTCTTCATCGGTAACCTCATTGAGCTCTTGTTCTTTTAAGAAATTATTCCAATTTTCCAATATTAATTTCATTTTTTATCCTACAAATATTTTAAGTGGCGACTCTGTTACGATTCCTTTAGCATTATCAACCATCGCCTTATCGGCTTCAAGTAATTTTCCATACGTCAATTCGTCAAGTATCTTCGTTAATTCTTCTCGTAAAGCCGTTTGCTCTTCTTTGGCCTGGCTCAATAAATCAGACGCGTTTAAGCTGACATTTTCCCCAGGAATCGGAACATTTCCTCCAAACTTGCCACGTATCTGTCCGAGAGTTTCTTTTGATAATGCTAGAGAAAATCTTCTGATCCATTGCTTGCCGATTGAATTGATATTTTCGTATGGAATATTCTGAAACGGTAGAGTATTCATGTTGTTAATGCCATCTTGTCCACCGTTGTTTTCATCTTCCCATATGTCGGTGTTATCAACTGTAAATCTAAACCAAAATTTTTCCGGGGAAACGTCGTCTGGTTGGGGGAAAATTCTTAAATTATTGTTGATCACTTCATAACTGTAGTGGGATGTTCTAGTATAAAGGTGATCTTCATACGAAATTGCTTGCATTTTGTTTTGCCAAGCGGGGATTACTTGGAATGTTGAGTCATCGGCATATTGACCATAGGTATGATAATCGCCAACAACATTAAGTCCTCCATAGTATCCATAAAATCTCCACATCTGGCGAGGTGTCACATAAAACACTTGGCGTATTTTAACGCGTTTATTTCCAACAACATCAGGGTGACTCGCTTCAACAATAGATTGCAAATCATAGTCTTGTTGGCTGGCAACTCTATCAAACGAAGCAGAATAAATCGTTTGTTCTCCACCGATACCCGCTTCTGTTGCGAACTTGTTTCCAATTTGAAAAGCAATTTCAAAGTTAAGTTTTGGGTATTTAAGTTGTGGATTTGAGCCGCTGAGACCGTGAGATCCTGTGGTGATTTGACCCCTGTGATCGAAAGAGCCTGTTGTTCCTCCAAGGGCGGAACCAAGAATGTTTTTTGCTTGGTGTTGGTTGAGAATGTATGAATATTCCAACACTGCCTCTTCATAATTTGCATAAACATTTTGCTCTGTTAATTCAATATCTAGAACATCTCCGCCCAATCTTTTGTATGTATATTTAACTTGTTGAACGGCTCCCGTAATAAATTCATCTGAGCCTGTATAGACTCCAAGTGGGCATGCGTCTGCAACATTTGTAAATGTGCCTGTAACCGGCAAAACAATTGCGCTTGTTTGGGATGTTGGTGTTAAATTTGGCAATGACATTCATGATCCTCCATGTCATACCTAAATAGTTTAGATAAAGAGAAAGCCTCTATTCAGAGGCTTTGGTTTCTTTTGCTGCTTTCTTTTTCTTTTCAGCGGCTTGTTTCTTTTTGCGAGCGGCTTCGGCTTTCTTTTTCTTCTCGGCTTCTTCCTTTGCTTTTTTTGCGGCTTCTAAGGCTTTTCGGTTTTCTTCTTCGATCTTCCTTCGTGCCTCTTCAGCCAAGCGTTGCTTTTCTTTTTCGATTGCTTCTCGCTTATCGATCTCGGCTTGAACTTCTTTTTCAATTCCAAAACGACGAGCAACCTCAAGAGAGGGAACCTCTCCCAAGATGCTCATTTGTTTAAGAATGGTTCTCGCTCGTTTATTGCGTTTTCCCATTAGTTACCTCTATTATACTTTAGTAATATCAGCATTGTCATGTGCAAATGTAAGAGCATAATAGTTTGTACCGTCGCACCAAAGTTCAACTCTAGTTCCAACTTTTGCAGAATTACCTTCCATTACAATAGAAGTCACAGCGGCAGAGTGAATTTCACCAGCAGCATCAGAAACTTCAATACCAATAATATTAGCAGCAGTTGAGCTAATTTTAATATCTGCGTCTGCATTAGTAACGGCTGTTTTTAATGTAAATGCACACCACCAGCCCTCGCCGGCTGCACCAACGGCAGGTAAAGTGTGCTCAACCGCAGCAGTTCCGTTTTGGTTAACAAGAAACTCAGTTCCGCAGTCGTGAACTTGAATAGTAGTAGCAGTTGTTCCCAAGTTTTCAACTTTTCTTCTTTGGGCAGCATATCTTCCAGATTTAGCCATAATTTATATCTCCTTAAGTTTAATTATGAAATTTGGGCTTCTGCCCATTCAGTAATAAGTAGTCTTTACAAATAGAAAAAACCAATCCAAAATTAAGTGAAGTTTATTTATCAAAGATCTCTTTTTTTGCTAACATTAGCTGCTCAATTTTTTCTTGATAATTGCACCCACCGAATTGTTTAATAAGCTGCTCTGTCGTTGGTATTATTTTAATAACTTCGTACGCCGCTTCTTCGTTTGGAAAATCATAACTAGGATCCTCAGGATCTAACATTCCCCATGATTCTATATCCAACCAGTCTTTCTCGCCTTCGGTATCCCAATAGGTTCCTTCCGGTTCATAATATACTGCAACATGACCGATCATTCTGCCGTGTTTTTCCCACATGTACTTATTCCCAGCCACAACAAGCACTCCTTCACCGTCAAATAAAACATTGTTAATGGCCATGGCTGCTTCGGCGCAAGCACCACCGAACCCTTCTATATTAGCTTTTTCTAGTGTTCTAAATACGATATCTAAATCTTCTTGTGTTTTTGGTGCGCTTTGATGTTCGGCTAAATACTTTCGCCAATTTTCAATTATTAATTTCATATCAGTAATTAGCCAACAAATTAATAAAAAACCCCCAACCAAAATAAATTGGAAGGGGGAATTTTTTTTTGGATTTAATCAGTTAAGATTAAAATCCTCCGGACTCTCCGATAAGACCACGAACGAGAACAAGACCGTACATATCGGGACGAACCATCTTCTTCGCATAGCGAGTCATGACGCCCTTACGTGGTACAAAATCCTCTACGCCGAAGATTGTAGGTGTAGTTTGGAGAGGTACATACGGAGCATATACATATCCAGACTCAAGGAAGCTGTTTCCTTTACGTCCTACAAGGATCACTGCGCGTGGGAAATAAGGATCAACGATAACGTCGAACTTACGGCTGAGAGCGCCAACCTTTACAGCACCGATATCACCCTTGTCAGCATCAGCAGTTACGTTTGCACGGAAACCACTGGTGAATTCAAGAATGTTAGCAACTTCAGGAGAACAAATTACAAAATTCGCCCCACCACGAAGTGTCTTACGGTGGATTTGAGCAGAAACATCATTGATAGTTTCAATGAGAGTCTCATACCATTCGCTAACTGTACCAGTGAAATCAGGAGCAGCAGCAGTAGCACCAAGCTCTTGACCAGTGATTTTATTAACGAAAAGACCAGGAGAACGAGACCAGTAATAAGTACCAGCAGTTGCGCCATTTACGAGGTCAGCAAGGATCTCGCGGTCAATTTCAAGAGCAATTTGCTCGGATAGAATAGAAGTCAATTCAACTTCAGCATCAAGATTGTGATAAGCATTCAAGTCTTGACCAAGCTCAGGAGTCCACTTAGCTTTAAGCTTCTTGGTTTGAGCTGTAATCGCAGTTGAATCAACCTTGATGTTAATTTCTGGAATGTTTTCATTCGCTTCCAGTGGAAAGAGAGTTCCAGAACCAGCAACGGCACCAACAGAACTCGCAGCAGGAACTACATCTTTAAGTGGGAAATCAATATCACCAGAACCAAGAGGATCGTTACCAGCGCCCATAGCTTGAGCAGTGAGGGTATCAGGTGAAGTGAGGACAAAACGAATCGCTGCATTTCCAGAAGTAGAATCGTTAGCAGACACTTTTTGTGTCAAACGACGAACTTGACGGATGTTATCTTTATTTGCAAGACTTGCAAGACCAGCAGCAGCTGTAACTTGAATAAGGAATGCAGAAAGATTATCTAGATCTGGATCTCCAAGAGAACTGGTAACAGCACTTTGATCAACTTCCAGAACTACAACGCCAAAAGAACTATCAGTAATTGCCAAGAGATCAGGGTCATACTTGATAAGTTTTGCATTTGTTTCAGATACATTTCCGTCAAGAGCGAAAGAACCTTCTTTGATCAATGCCACATCAATTGCGCCATTGTTACTACCAGTTGGAGAAGCATAAGCATAACCAGTTTGGCCATCACGACCAGGACCAGAAAATCCTTGTGCCCCTGAGGCAACCAGATCAACACCAGTAATTACACCAGCGCCAACCTTGTTAGTGCCATAAATTGATTCATCAGCAGTATTTCCAAGACGTGTTTCGTCATAAACGAAGTCAAGGAAGAAGATGAGTCCGGAAGGGAGGCTCATCGGTTGAACGCTAACCAATTGGTTTGCAATAAGTCCGGCGAATACACGACGAACGATGGGGAAAGCAACAGCAGCAAAACCTTCAACATCACCAGCTGCCATAGAGCTAGATTCGCGAAGAAGTTCTTTTGCTTGATTTTCGAGCAGACGAGCCATAGAAGCTTTTTCATGCTCAGTTTGAAGACCTTCAAGTAGACCGGTTTTTCCCCACTTGGAAAGAAGCGCTTGTCCTTCTTTCTTCATGTCACGGTTTACAATGCCTTCTGTCAAAGTTTCAATAATAGACATTTTTTTAACCTCCTTAAATATTGTTATTTAATGCCTGCAAGTTTTTTCATATGATCGGCAAACGTATGCTCTTCATTTTCATTAACTTGCTTTTTACGTGGAAGAATTCCTGATAAAGTAGATTTTCTTTGCACGGACTCGCTTAGGGTTCTGGGGGATTTCTTATCCTGACCGGAAGTTACCGTAGCATTCAGAGCCTCATGAAGATTCTTTGCTTCTTCGGGAGTTCTTGCCTTGGCGATGGCTTCAACAATTTTAAATTTTTGTCGCTCATTCAAGGAGGCATCGCCTAAAGTTTTATTTGAATAAACAAGTTTAGCATTGGAAAGGAGTGTCTCATTTAATTTTTGAGACAACTTCTCAACAACATCTTTATATTGCTTATTCTTGTGTTTAAATTTTTTAATCGTTTCTTGGAGTTTTTCGTTTTCTTTTTTGATTTTCTTATTCTCTTCTTCCTTCTCAGCAGCTTTACCCTCAGCGGCGTCTTTAGCATGCTGCATTTCTTTGTAATACTCCAAAGTCTCTTTATCGGTTCGAAAAGTTCCATCTTTTACTTCGCCCATATCTACGATAAGCTCTTCTTCCAAGATTTCATCTTCGTTTAAAATTTTCATAATTTCATTAATAAGATCATCATTTTCATTGATATCAACGTCTTCTTGAAGTTCAAGGTCACCTAAAAGATCAGAAACTCCTTCGTCTTCTCCAACATCTGGTTCAATTGGTTCTTCCGCATCTTCAGGCGTTGGTTGTTCTTGTTGTTCTGGTTGTTCTTCATCAAGTGTTAATTCGCTGAGGTCGAACTCATAAACAGGTTCTTCAATGTTCATTGTGAATTGTGCCGCTTGATCTGGATTGACTGCAGGATTACCAGCAAAAGGCGCCCCAACAGAAGGCGATGGTGCACTTGTTGCCATGCCGCCTGCTTCTTCTTCTTGAAGAAGGTCTTCGTCAATTGCTTCTGACAATTCAGACTCTGCGACGATAAAAGGTTTTTCACCTTCTCTCATAATTGTAGCCTTTCCATCTTCAATTTCTTGCAGGGTGTAGTTTTTTCCTTCATATGAAACTTTCTTTTTCGCTTCGGCACCTTCACTCTCCAAAAGACTTTCAACGGCGTCTTTGATTTGGGGTGCAAATTTTTCAATAAGTGCTTGCTCTGCGTTTTTGAGAGCAGCTTCACGCAACGCTTGTGCGTCGACGATTGCTTGTTCTAACATTGAAGACATTAAAGTTAACTCCTAAATAATACGTATCAAATGTAAATAGTGAGAAAGGCAAGAAAAAGACTATTCGTTATTTTTATTAACTGTTCCAATCAAAGAGCCATACACATGTAATGTTTACATTTCCAAAACCGTTTGTAGGATTTAGAGAAATACCGAGAATTTCACCCGCGCTAAAGGTAGAGCTAGAAAACTGCGCTTGATAGGTTGTGTTGGCGGCAGACATATCCACCCCAACGGTTTCTACTGCGGTTGTATTCAGATTCTCTGTGCCATTAGATGCCTTATGGAAAGCTATATTTGTTCCGTTTGCCGCTGATGTGGCTCTAATGGTTACGCTTAAAAGCTCTCCATCACAGGGAGCAAGAAACTTGTTGTTTACTCCAGGAGTACCATTGCTTCCTGCTGCATCCCACCTAACGTATTTTTGATCAGCAGAACTCTCCGTGTACTTGGCGGTATTGATAAAGCGTTGCTTTGCATTAATCCTACCTGTTGCTTTTAAATCACCATCTACATGTAGTGCGGTATCGGGACTGGTTGTTCCTATTCCTATTAAGCCACTCTCTTTGATTGTCATCGCTTGAACGCTTGAACCAGCATTGGGGTTTACCCAGAATTGTATGTCTTTACCATTCATTTCGTTCTGTATAACAAAGTTTTCTGCATTTGAAACACTGATATTGGCGTTGTCTTGACCATCAACTTCAAAAACAATAGCTCTATAATCAGAGCCACCTTTGGCTAAACGAAGACCTTCAATGGCAGACCCTGAGATATGAATTGGAAGGGTTGTTGTTATGCCATCGTTTGTTATTTGCATTTTCATGGACCCACTGGTGTGGAAATCTATTTGGTCTTCGCCAAAATCAATCTGCGTGTCTCTTTGTGTGTCATCTGCTGCTTTAAGGTCTCCGATGACCTGAGATCCTTTTGAATATTTGTATGACATTAATCAATCCTCACTGATGTCCACAATCTCATGGACGCTTGTTTTATGTCTTTATCTAGTAGTCTCGGCTCAATAATTACAACCGATGGCTCTAAATCTTCAGTTGTCGTCTGGGCGTATGTGGATGTTGCACCCACTATCGGCCTTGTTGTACAACTGGTGGGGCCGCAAGATCTTTGCACTCCGCCCGGTGCAGATCCAACTTGTCTTGTTACTTTTTCTCTTGGGGTTATTTTAACCACTCTTGTGTTTGTAGCAGTTGATTGAGCAACAGGAACTAATTGTTCGTTGTACAAGATTAGTCTAACTACAATTTGCTGTTTATCAAAAGTAATGTAGCTTTCTAAAATATAGTGTCCATTTTGATAGGCACACTCTCTGGGTTTAGTAGAATAGTTACAATCAGGCCAAGTGTATTTAATTGTATCGATATTGTAAACATTTACAGGTTCATCTATTGTTTCGTATCCATACAGTCCTTTTTGTTGTATCCACTTAACATCATCAACAGCATGGCCAAAAACAGATGTTTCATCTAGTTGATATGGTATTTTCGTCTTATTCAGAACTTTAGTTGGCGCAACATAAACTTCAATATCTTCATGTGCTTCTACGGTCATTTCTAGTATTGGCTCCTCCGCCAATGCAAGACCAAATAAAAATGGTAGCATTATTTTCCCCTCTCTCATAATAAATATTTACAAATAAAAAAAGGGCCCGACAAAGTCGGAGCCCATAAGATAAATATTGTGTTTTTTAATTACACAATGATGAATGTATCAGCAGCAACATAATATAGGGAAATAGCTGCGTTGTCAGATTCCAAAACAATATTTTCAGTTGAACCATCAATTTCTTGTGATCCAGCCTGAGCAATTGTAATTGGGTGTGTACCAGAGTTACCGTATGCTTTAATGATAATTACTTCACCAACAGTTAATCCTGCGGAAGCAGGTAGTGTCCAAGTGCGCGGAGCAGATGCAGCAGCAGAAGGAGCATTGATGCCTACTTCAAGAGTGGCATTTGCATCTCCAATTGCATTAATAGCAGCAACACCAGATCCAATGAAAGTTTTAAGACGAGACATGTCAGTTCTCTTAAGAGTACCAGCATCGCTAATCAAAAGCTCATCAGTGGAAGCAATGTCTGCACCGATGTCGTCAAAACCAGAGATACAGTTGTTATTAAGCATTGAAGCTTCAACTGCGTCTGCTTGAATGGTAGCTGCACCGGCATTATCTACATGAACATCTCCACCAGTAATCTTTGGCAAAACATATTCAGCAATCTTAGTGACATTTGTCATTTTCATTGTTCCGCCATCATTGTGAATGATACCATCACCATCAGCGAATGCAGAAGTGCCACGAGCGGTGCCACCATCAAGCAAGTTAAGCTCAGATGGAGCAACAGTCAATGTAGTTGCCAACTCTCCGTCACTTAATGATGGATCAAAAATTGCAACAACACCACTATTATTAGGAAGCAAAACAGTTCTATCTGCTGTTGGATCAACAAGCCCAAGAGTGAGTTCATGATCATCTGCTGGTCCTTCAAATGTGAAAGATGAAGAAACGTTGATGGTTGTTGAATCTACAGTAGTAGTTGTTCCTTGAACAGTCAAGTTACCAGCAACGATAACTGTGGAAGCATTACCACCAAGTGTAAGATTGTTAGCACCAAGAGATGAAGCAATACTAGCATTTGCAGCAGTGAAATCAAGTCCGGTAAGACCAGAAATGGAAGTTTGAGTGCCACCAAGAGCAACAGCGGTAGAGCCGATTGTTACTTCAGAGTTAGCCAACTTGCTGTTTGCAATCGAACCAGCGAGCATGCCGTTTTCAACAGATGTAGCAGCGATAGTCAAAGCACCACCTGCAGCAATAGTAGCATCACCAGAAACGTTTCCGAAGATAGCATCTTCAAGATTTGAGAAAGTGATACTTTTGATATTGTTTGAATCATCAACATCGCCTGCATACAACAAGTCACCTTGCGCAAGATCAGACAAAGAAGCAGCCAAAGACCCACCATCAAGTTTGTCCATATCAATAGCTGCATTTGAAGCGATAGAAGCATTAACAACCGCGTTTGAGGCTAATTGGTCTGCACCAACGGCATCATCTGCGATCATTGCCTGCTCCACAGCATCATTGGCAATTGTTAAAACACCAGTATTAGATACAGTAGCATCTCCACTGATTGTGCGGTTTTGAGCGATGCCATCACCATCACCAATCAAGAAATCACCATCTTCAAGAGCCACTTTGGTGTGTGGAATCTCTTTGTTGTCGATTTGAGCGACAATATTAGCAGCGGTAGTATCGTCAACATCAGTTGCAACAAGACCATCCTCTGCTTTAATAGAGCCACTGAGAACAGCAGCTCCTAATTGAAATTTATAAGCCATAAATAAATCCTCCAAGAAAATATAGCGAAAAGACCATACAGGTCTTCGATACTAAATAGTCATTCAACTATACAAATACAATTAGTAGATGAAGAATTTTGATGTGCCGTCTGAGTATATATTTACTGCTGCAAATGGAGATTCTAGGATAATCGAAGTTGAGCCATCAATAGTTTGAGATCCACTTGTTCTTATCGTAATATTCTTAGAATTAGCAGCTCCGCTCTCATCTTTAACTGTAAAATGTTGGCCAGCGGTGTAGTCTCCAGCAGATGGAAGTCTTATGTCTATTGCAGCAGCACCAGAAACGCCAATAATTCTGTCATTAATGGAAGCAGTGGCGTGAGAGCTGATTGCTCTTCTGGCAAAACCGCCACCACCAGGAATTGTTATTGTGACATTATTGCTAGAATTTGTTGCGGTTACACCAGCGCCAACAAAATCAAATGATGAAACTGCTGTTGTTATATTAGAGCCTTCGTCTTTAACAATTGTTGAGCCGGCTGATGCCGAGATATCTGATATTTTTTCGTCTAGATATTTACCAACATACAAGTAGGCAGACGCCGTTAGTGGTATCTTTGACGCATCGTAATCCTGAATAAAAATAGTTCCAGCATAATAATCTACCTGCCAATCAATTGAATCCCCAGATGTGATCTCGTTTGCTGCGTCTGTTGGGTCTCCTTTGTAAATTTTCATTACATAGCGGTTTGGTGATGCGTTAGAAATGAGCGGAGGTATTAATTGCAATCCACCACGAGAGTCATAAACTCTTTTTCCGTTGGTAAAGCTGCCTGTTCCTCTTTGCGGATTAGATGAGGTAGTTTGATAAGCAGCAGGTAATTTCAAATAATAACCATGAGGCCCATTACCAGAAGCTTCATCGCCACCGCCGCCGGTATCATTTGCATCATAGATGGTGTCTGAGATCGAAACAATATCGAAATAAACTTGCTCTACTGTGGCAGGCCCACCTGCGGACGCAGAGTAAAGTGTGTAAAAAGCAGTACCAGGGTCATTTGGAACAGACTCGGCAAAAATGCCCTCGGAGGGCATAGAAACATTTGAAGGAATGATTTCATTGACGTCTGATTTTAAGTTAGAAGTTTGTGCTTTGCCTAGTAACTTTTTTGCTGCAAATTGTGTTGATGTTAAATTCGTTTTACCTGTACTCATTATTTCCTCTAATATGTTACCTGAATTCTAGACAGATAACCAGTCCAGTCTTTGTGTGCTGAGATTTTAACAACAAAATATTGATTATTTCTAACCTGTTTTCCTTGCAGCTGCAGGGCAATTGCTCTACCGCCACCACCAACAGTTTGTGTAAGATCTGAGCCCCCTCCATTAAAGATACCAACACCATCTGTATCTGGTTGGGTTCCAACACCATAGGGCCTAATGCAATCGGCCCAGGCAGTTGATGTGTCATCTAAGCCCGTAAAAGCAGGGTCAAACGGAACTTTCAGCTCAACTTGAATATTCTTATTTGCGTCAAGAGTGCCTGTATAAAATGCTCCAGACTTGGAAATTAAATTAGCATCTCCATACAAAGTTAAAGTAAAGGTTGCCTTGGCCAATCCGGAATTGTTTTGAAAATATCTGTAATAGGTTCTCACGTTATCCGAAAGAGTAGAATAATCTGGATTTCCAGATGGCGCTTGAAGATTTGCGTGACCAGTGTTACCCGCTACTCCGATTTGAAATGGAGAAATTGCATAACCATTTACAGTTACCATTCCATCTCCATGGGCATTTGCGCCATTCATGGCGGTTGAAGAATTCCATGCATTTGCAGAAGATGTGGTATTTGATTGAGAAACATAATTACCAGAAACAATACGATAATGCTCAGTGTTAAAATATTCATTTGTGTTTAAATTTGTGCTCCCAATTGAGCCAGAATAAACCATAAATGATGTCTTTGAAGCTTGAGATGTGGTTTTATTACTTTTAAACGGATGTAAAACACGACTGTCTATGGTTACATCATGATCTGTAAATAATCCAAGGCCACCACTTATTGATGTTAAACTATCAAATAAAATTGTTCCTGTTATTTGAATGTCAGTTACTTCACAGTCAGATGTGTTATTTAACAAAGGCATATTTAGCGAAGATACAGCGGAAGAGGTTGTGTGGATACCTGACCCGGCCGTTCTGATATTAGAAACAGAGCAGTTTGTTGTTGTTGGGAAGGTAATTGATGTTCCATTTTGGTAAACATTTCTATAAAAATTAGATGCCGTGTAAGCAAAACTAGCGGAAGGTCTGGATGCGAAATATCCAATACCGGATTGATAATAAACATCATTGTGATTAAAATTATCTAATACGGGAGTTGAAACCGCCGTATCATCTGTCGAGCCAGAAGGGTCCACAATCCACTCAACATAGTTTGTAATATTAGAGCCATGCTTTACTCTTGCATAATTCCAACCAATATTTTGATCATCAGGTACAATTTGATAAATACCAGTTCTGTATGGTTTTATGTAATGTGGAATGTTGTTCGTAGTACTGTAATTGACAGCCCCAACGCTTAATCTGGAGCCGTTGGCATTAGTTGTGTTTATTGCAGATAAAGTGGCAGTTAGATCGATTGAGTGAACATCGGCCCCGTTGACTTCTAATACCAGAGATCCGGAGTAAGCATTTCCAAAAGCCTTTGCTGGGTAGTCCCCACCGCCATCGCCACCAATGGCATCATTTAATTCTCCATCAATAGTAGGGGCAGAAGAAAATATCCCTCTTCTGTCTCCGGAGACTGAATATAAATCATTTGAATTAAAATTAGACAATGAAATAGAAGATCCTGTCGCACTGCTGTAGGCAGCAACCACATTTGAAGTACCAAAAGATAATTTCGCAGCCGTACCAGTATTGTTCGCATCAATATCAGATAAAACTTGAGGGGTTGCTTGACTTTGGTCAATTGGTAGCGTAAAATCAAGTTGTGAAATATACCCAGCCCAACTCTCATCTGCTAGAATTTTAATTACAATGTGATCGTTGTTTGCAACCGATGCAGTTCCAAAGGTGATGTTGTGTGTGTTGTCACCAGAATCTACATCGTTTGATGCTCCATTGATTAGAGCACCATCACCATCACCTACACTTCCATAAGCAAAGTTTTGGGATATATCCATCCACCCAGTGGCCCCAGGTATCTTTGCAAAAAAGTGTGCATTTCCTGTGCCGAGAGTAGAGTTGTTGTAAGTTGTGCTGTTTTTTGTAGAGCCTATTCTCATGTTGAACAGCTCTGCCCCTGAGGAGTTAGAAACAACACGGTAAAAAGTTCTTGTTCCTGTGACACCAGAATAATTTGGTTGTCCGCTTGCAACATTTGAGAGACTAGAAAAGTTACCATTAGAGGGAATATCTCCGTCAATGGGACTGTAGAGCCTTTGATTAAAATAAAGCAAACCATCTGTATGCCCAGATGCACCACCACCTGTCATGTGGTTTTGTGAATTCCACATGGATGCTGCTGCTACAACTGCTCCTTGGTTTGCATAAGAGCCAGAAGTTTTTCGATAGGTTTCATCATGAAACTTTTCTGAAACGTTTGTGCTGGCTAAAGTTCTATCGTCTATCAAAAACCCATTCCCGGTTGTCGCAGAGCCAGCATTAGAAATTGTCGTCTTAAAAGGGTGAGTAGCAGAAACATTTGCTGTGATTGAACCACTCAGAAGAGAATTGCCGTTGTAATTAAGAGAAGCGGTGACCCCCAAAATCTTTGTATGATCTTCACCAGCACCAGTATTTATTGATGGCACAGATTGAGCTGATGGGCTTGTACTATTTGTAACCCCAAATGAAACAGGGGTACCAGAAGCAGCATAGACATTTCTGTACAAATTGTTAATATCGACTTTGTAATTCGCTGTTGCGTCTGTGTTGTATTCAACGCCCGATAAGTATTTTGAACCCACTAAAGAAATATTTTCAATTCTACCATTCGACACAGACAAGTCATTTGTTGATCCAGAAGGATCATTGATCCACTCTACGTAATTCGTAGCATAATCTGTGCCACCAATAGTATGGATTGCTCTAACGTAGTTCCAGCCGGGAACCATATCGTTTGTATCAACCTTAATTTTGGCGGTTCTGTGTTTAAAAATATGCCACTCTGAATTGTTTCCATCAAAAGAGGAAGCGGTCACTGAGATGTTTGTAAAGCCAGAGTCCCCTGTTAAAGAGTTGGCAGAACCAGTAAAAGGGTTCCCAGATCCAGCGAAACCAGCTAGGTTGACGGTATGGATAATATTTCCATTTAATTCAAGCTTAAGAGAGCCTGTCTCGGCATTACCAAACGCATCAGCAGAATAAGCAACATAGCCATTCTGAGAGCTTTCCACAACGTGAAAATTCAAAAACCCTGTTATGTCCGTATTGTTTTTGTAAGCACCCAGTCTGAAATTGCTTCCGGATGTTTCGTTTTGATATGTTCCATTAACATTGACTGCGGCAAATCCAGCTGCTGTGTTTGAGGATGTGTAATCTGAAAGGACATTTGCTGCGCCAAAAGACAATTTAACAGTCGATCCAGCAGAGTTGTCAAAATTAACACGAGATAGAGCTGGTGCTGGACTCGGTGCAAGAATCTTTAAAACTTCATTAAATCTATCAACAGCTACTCCAATCAAAGTGTTGGTTGTAAAGTCTGTGTAAAGTCCATCGGTGTAGTCTCCGTCTTCCGCTGCTCCAATTGTTCCGCCGCTGGCTGCACCGCCACCTGATGATGATGTAAGTACAACATTGTTGCTAGAATCCAGCGCAAGATAGCTAGATGTAGTAGCGCTTCCGGCTGCCAGTCCGGTTAAACTCATTTTTGAGCCGGTAATCGACCCGACAAAAGTATGGGTATCATCAGCGGAGTCACCAAATGCAGTCGAACCTGTAGCTGAAAGATTAATTACATTTTTAGTTGTAACGTTTGTGGTAAATTGATTTGCAAAAAGAGTCCCAGAAACCTCCATGTTTCCAGACAAAATCAGGTTTGACCCATCAAAGGTAAAGTTTGATTCAGCAGAAATTGTGCCATCGCCATCTGCTGTTAGGATTCGGTTGTTGGCATCATTGGCAATAGAAATAGATCCAATACCTGATAAGTTTGAACCATCCCCATAAAAAGCAGATGCAGATATATTAACAGAAGCACTTACATCTCCAAGTATTTGAAGTGTGTTGCTTCCGGTATTAAAAATGAGATTACTAGAGCCACTAATTTGTTTATCTGCTTTTTTTAACAGAACAGAACCGGTTGGTCCCAATGCTCCTGTAATTGCTCCATCCGCAATGTAAGCCCAGCCGAATTCAGCCATTTAAACCTCTCTTAAAATGTTGAACCAGCTAAATACACCGAACCTGAGCCTGCGACAGAAACAATATCTGCTCCATAAATATCTATAACTATATGCTCATCAACACTACTGGTGATAGAATTCCTAGAGCCATCTGTTGTGTCTATTATTTTCAATTCAGACCATTCTGCTGCTGCGTAGGTGTATCCATAAACATTAGAAACTCCTGAATTAGACCCAGAAGCTACAATATGAAGATATCTTTGGTTTTCTGTTTTGTATGCTCCTGATTCTGGGGTCAAAGAACTAGTTTGCAAACCAGTTATCCCTTTGACAAAACTAACAGATGTTCCGTCATTTCCCGCTAAATTTTTTGGCCTTCTGGTTCGGCCCCAACTATTATATTTGTGTACTGACATAATTTCTCCAAAACTAAATTAATTAGTGTTTTTCTTCTCTTTTTGCTCTTTCTTTTTTCTTCGGGCAATTGCGCGCTGCTTTGCTCGTCTTTTAGCATCCGACCGCTTTGTGTGATGCCGCCTTTCTTTTACTTCTTCAATAAGTCCAAGTTTTTTGATTTTTCTTGTAAAACGTTTAATCATCCTATCGGCACTTTCGTTTCTACGAGGCCGAACTGTTAAATTTGAAGCCATTAATCCTTTCCTGATAGTTTTTGCCAAATCTTTGCTGAATGACCAGAGAAAATACCAGAGATATCAACACCGGGATCATTTGGGGCAACATTATCAAGCGGCCCTTGTCCTTGTGTAGATGATGGTGCTGTTGTGGGCGTTGTGCCTTCAAATAGATTAACACCGTTAAAAGCGTCTCTTCCAATTGAATCTAAAAGTTTTTGCTTTCGTTCTTTGGCTTCTTGCATTTTTCTCTCTTGTCTCGCAAAGTTTTGCTTGGGTCGTTGTGCGGTTGTCTCAACAATTTGCTGAGAACCAGAGGTGCCCTTCATAACTTCGCTTATAATAGTAGAAAGAGTGCCCTCTTCAAAGATTACCTCTTTGATGCACTCTTTAATTAGCGGCTTTAAAATTTTCTTTAATTCGTTTTTTTTCATTTAATCCTCTAAAATCTTTTTAAATAAATCATCAACAATATTTTGCTTAGCTTCATTGATTTTGTTTTCATACATCCTGTCTTGTTCTTTCGGATACACAAAAGCATTTGGCGTTGAAGGTTCTGACACCATATCAAAACATATAAGTTCAAAGTCTTCTTGAACTACTGTATTTCCCATTGATTCTTTCACAGAACCAAGCCCACGAGAAGAAATGCCAAGCTTAATACCAGCATTAATCAAATCTTTAAGAATACGACCAGATGGAGTGTCAAGAACTTTAATCTTGCCCATAACATCTTTTCCTTCCCACCATACGTCTGTGACAACATGGGAAACATTTTTAAGATTGATAACAGAATCATCAGGGTGATCAAGTTCCCCGAGGGCACGATTATCAGAAACTAGTTTCTTATAGTTATCCATTTCTCGTTTCAATACCTTATAGGGATAGGATCTTCCATTTCCGTTCTTTTTATCAGCAGTTTGCAAACGACCAGACAAATAAACCACACCATTTTCCATCTCCCTCTTCTCTCGTTCAGACAACAGATCTCGACAGATCCCATCTTTACAGAGAGCATTAAATTCTGTTAGTAACATCTTTTTCATTTTAATCTCCAATTGTGCGGTCTCTCTCCGCCCGGGTCAGGAACCTGAACAACAACGACGAACCGGTTGTAACATCCATTTTTTAATCATCATATCTACTCCCTTAGTTGCTTAAAATTTGTTTGATTTGCTGCATCAGAATTTGGCTCATCTGTGAAATTGCAGCAGAACTGTCTAGGTCTTGTGGTACTTTGCCGCTACCACAGTTTGCCATAATTGCGTTTTTAGCCACGGTTCGAAATGCGCGTTCCACTTTTTCCTTGATATCTTCTAGTTTCATATCAACGTCGCCCATTTCTTCTCTAATCATTCTTTTTAATTCTTCGCTAGTTAATTTCATTGTTGTTTTCCTCTAATTGTTTATTGTGCATAACACTAGAGCCAGCCTGCTTATGGCACTCTGGGTATTTGTCTAGAACTTTTTGGTACATTGCGATACGCTGTTCAGCTGGTATAACAACAGTGCTGTTGTTTATTTTATCAGCAACTTGCTTCAACGCAGACATATATGCTTTTTTATCACAGCCAGCCGTTTTTTCATCAGCCATGGCAACACCACCAACCATCTCATCAAGCTGTTCTTTGATAAGTTCTTTTAGTTTTTCTTTAGTTAGCTTCATCTTTATTTCTCCTAATTCCAAAATCATCAACAATCATTGACAGAAAATAACTTGTGCCTGCTGAGATGCAGCCACAAATAAATGCATTGATAAATGAATATTCAAATGTAAATAGTTCCGTGAAACCATTTATCGCCCACATAAATACACCAACCCAGAAGCCCATGCACAAAGGACAGTGGAACAGTGTGTTCCATTTTTTTGTGTAATCTTTCTCTGGTCTTACGTCTTCGAAGATTTTTCCGTGAACAAGAATAAAAGTCATTCCGTAACATGCGAGAATAAAATATAGTAAATCCATTATTACCCCTTAAGAAATACTAGAACTGTAAATTTGTCCAAATCTTTTTATAGCCATACGCAAGAGTTTATCTTCTACGGCACCTCTATCCATAAAATCATTTTGATAATGTTGCTTGGCATAATTATTAAAAAGCTGCTTGCCAATAGAATTATTATTTTTTTCTAAAGAGTGATCGGTTGCGTTTTTATCGCCAAGATCCATGTCAGCTCTACAATCATCCATCTTATCATCGGGAGTTTTATTACCATCGTAATCAAATTCATCATTTCCCATGGGCGTTTTTCTTTTCGAATATTCGGCAGATTTTTCCATTTTTTTCCATGAACTTTGAGCAGCCGGTAATGTCCCTGAATATTTATCTGATGTCAGCCCTGCGCCATCGGGAATTACAGCATAAGCTAAAGAGTAAAGAAGCTTTCCAAAGCCTTGACCTTGTAGTTCTGGTTCTACGTAAATTGCTGCGACTTGATAGGTTTGCGGGATACAACTGAATCTTTCATCTCCATCGTCGGATAACAAGTCAATAGAAGCGTATCCAATTATGTAAAAATCATCAACGTACTTTTCTTTTCTATACAAAATGAGACCATAGTTCTCATCACCTTCTTGATACATGTAAAGAGAAATTTTTTTCTCCAACCTTTCATCTGTGTAGGGCACAGAAGGAGCTGTTTCTTTAATTAAAAATTTGCGCCATTCATTTAAAATTTTCTTCATTTTTTTCTACTTCATATTCTGCAGGAACTGCACAAACAACCCTTTTAGCATATCTGGGCTCATCCCGGCTTCCTCAGCTGCTTTTTTAATTTTTTCAAAAGAAGCGTTTGCCTCTTGTTCAATTGCAACTTGAGCGTTGTCAATCATTGCATTTGTATCTTCTTCTTCTGCAATCATTGTCTCAAGTTCTTCTTTTATTAATTCTTTTAGTTTTTCTTTTGTAAGTTTCATTAGTAAGTATACCTCCCGTAAAGATAAGGAGCAAAAAGGTTCTTTTGAAGGATCGATCCCTTTTCTTCCTCGTGTGGCACTTCGCCCAACTCTGTTGCTTTATCATCATCCGGATTAACTAGTTGATCATCCATTATCTGGTCGTGATCCTCTAGTTGATCTAGCATCGGCTTCTCTTCTTTGAACCATTCTGCAATATTTAAAAGAGCAGATTTAACAGAATCATATTTCTTTGAATCGAGAATTTTTGCTTCCATGGAACCATAGATGTTGCCGCCCTGAATTGAATCGTAAGCAACAATACCTTTCTTTCTTAAGAACTCAAACAGGCGAGATTCTGCGCCATAAACATTATCTGTTAGCATATCTTTTGCAAAAGCAACAATTTTTTTCTTTTCCTGCATCAGAACAATATCGATATCTTTGTGATCATAAATCATAAGATCACCGTTTAAGTTTTCCCTTGCGTTTAATTCAAATACATAAGGAACCACATTGCTTTGCACAATCTTGATACCAACTGTTGGTCTAACATCAATTGATACATCTTGCTGGACTCCAACTCCAATTTTTCCCGCTGTTGCTTCTTCGGGCGTTACAACATCAACACCTGTTGGTTTAATTACATTTACACGGATCATCTACAATTCCTCCATAAGATCTTGAATAAAAAACAATTTTTTTATCATTTTCTCAGTAAGAGGAGACTTCTTAAAATCTTCTAGAATATCACCAACTTTTTGTAACTTTTTTGACTTTTCTTCTCCAAGTAAGCCTTTCCCCTTTGAAAGCTTTTCTGCAACTTGCAGCTTTAAAACTTCTAGCTCTTCATTAATAAATGACTTAAGTCCGAGGCCATTGTCAGAGAAGGAAGTGATATAATTCGTAAGCAGCTTTTTTTGGTTTTCTTTTAGTGAATTTTTATAAGTATCGTTAAATTTTTCAACAAATGTTTTGTAGGTTAAATTGTCAATATGCTTCATTTCTTGTTGTCTATTGTTCGATGGAACAAGGAGAGCTTTAACTTTAGTTTCTGTTATCAGGCGAGACTTTGCATTTGAAGAAGTATCTTGAAACCAAGAGCCAACTGTGGCAATGTCTTTGTAATTGGGAACAAAGTTTTTAAACACATCAGAGCCAAGTTGTTGATTGATTTGTGTTATTATTTTTGTTTGCGCATTAAAAACAGACTTTCGATTAAGAGAAGAATAGTCCTTCTTTGTTTCTGTTAAAAAACGCTCTGTGAAGTCTTTTGTCATTTTATCTTTATTTTCTAAGATTGACTTGTAGAGATTAAGCTCCTTTCTTAGCGGTGCGCCGTTTTTAAAGTTTTCTTTTATTATTGCTAAAACCTTTAGTTTTCTTTTATCCTGTTGTCTTACGATTGTCTTTGTTAATTCTTTCACAAGAGATTCGTAAAGAAAAGCGGTATTTCTTTTCTTATTATGTTTCATCTTCTTTTACCTTTTTTAATAAACTTTCAATCAAGGTGTCAACTTGTTTTGATGTTTTAAATAGTTTTTCTTCTTCCGTTTCTTTACCCTCGGTAATTCCACGAGCAAGAGAATCTAGTCCACCAAACCCTGATTTTCCTTGGAATGTAGTTCTATATGTGTTTCCATATTCTCCGGTGGCTTGGTTTTTGTAGTGCTTCTTCCTTCCGCCCTTTGAATATGAAGTTTGATGACGCTTGTATTTGCCACGCTTGTATGTTGGCTTGTCATCTCGTTTAGCGGGTGGTTCAGCCAAGAGGATATCATCTTTTTCATCACCCCCTTCGGCACCAGGGCTCTCGTCCCCAGCAGCCTCACCTCCGGCATCACCACCTAAATCTAAATCCCCACCAGCATCGCCGCCAAGGTCTCCAAGGCCACCACCAGTATCATCACCACCAAGATCCCCAAGGCCACCACCAGTATCGCCACCAGTATCAGCACCACCTCCGGCTGGAGCCTGCGCTGCTGCCTCAAGACTGGCTCCAAACTTTTTGTCAAAGAACATTTCTCTTTGCATTCTAACAAACTCTTCGTCTGAAAGTCCAAATAAATTCTCGGCAACCCAGCGCTTAGAGAAATACCCTTCGGTTGCATTTCCAGCGACTGAGAATTTTTTATCCCAATGTTCAAGCTCTTGCAGCTCAGCAATCTTTGATGGGTTATTTAATTGGAGTTTAAACCCAAGAAGGTCATCATTGCGAAAGCCCATGGTGAATAGGTGAATGATGCCAATCTTCTCAAGCTCAGCAATAACAACTCGTTGCAATCTTTGGATTGTTCTTGCAAATCTAATATCTTTCTGTGCGAGAGTTGTTTTATCTTCTTGTGCGCCCTCTCCCATTGTAAGATAGGATTGCGGAACTTTTAGTGCGGAGAACAACTTATCCCTCAGATACTTAACATCTTCAATTGTCGCTGTCATTGCTCCACCCGGCAAATTGGTTATCTCTGTGTTTGAAGTACCTCGGACGGGAATGTAATAATCTTCTTCAATTGAAAGAGGGTTGTATCTCAAATCAAGCCTGCCTGTTTTCGGATCAGTAACTTGATGGCGCTTCATTTGAGTCATGACCTTTTGCATATATTGTTCAACATCTTGTGGGGGAATGTTGCCAACATCAATTTTAAAAACTCGTCTTTCGGGTGCGCGGACGATTCGGTATGCCATCATAGCGTCTTCAAGGAGAGTAAGTTGTCTCCAAATTCTTCTTGCCGGCTCCAACACAGATGTTCCATATGGAGCATGCTTATCATTGCCGAGTATGCGGAAGTGTGCCATCTGCCAGTTTTCTAAAGTCATACCAGCAGAGTTCCATTGATATTGAACATAGTTTGGATTAGTTTCATCTTCTCCCTCTAGGCGCTCAATTTCTTGTGGAGGGAGACCGATGCAAGCACGAACACCAATTGCTTCTTCAATATCCAAATAAAGAAAAAGGTCGCCGTATTTGCACATTGTTCTGCACCATCCGAACAGGTTATGCTCAACGTTTAGAACGTTATGATAAAGATTATCTAAAATTGTTTTTATCTCATCGTTTGGGCATTTAATTCTTAGCATAGCCTGCAGGGATGAATGAGTTGTCATTTCATCTGCGTAAATATCTAAAGAGGAGGCACATTCTGGTGTGTATTCCATTTGATCAAAATCAACATACCGCTCTGCCCTGTTTCTATTAGAGATCATGTTGACCGTCATAATATTCATAGGGTTGTATTCTTGTTTTTTAAATTGCTTACCAGAAGCAGAAGTGAAACGAGAAGCATAAGCATCTAGGTGGCGCCTTCTCAAAGCACGACCCTGTTGTGTTCTTCTTTGTGTTATTGGTCCAGAAAATAATCTTGTTAGAGAGCGAAAAAGACTATTCTCCGGATTGTATGGGTTGCGCCCCAGATTCTTCTTTTTATTAGCCATTTACTATCCTTTGAAAATCCATGCAAAATTTCTTGCATGACTTAATTCTTTACTATATTTAGTTTCAAAGTCTTGATTAAACCCATCTTGCCCTTTTATCGTTGTATTCAAAATATTCTTCTTCATGTACATACCATCAATCATTGCTCTACGATACTCCATATCTTTTTGTGAAACCTCAAGTGCTGTGTCTCTTACCCAGCACATTATTGCTAAGCACATAACAATATCATCGTGATAAGATCTCATCGCCTCGGGTTTGCCATTGTTCCAAATAAAGGTTCTAAATTCATCAAAAGCTCTCGCTGATGGAATTTTAACAATTCTATTTCGTATAAACTCTTCGAGCTTTGCAACTATCAGTGGTCTCGTCTTTGTAGATGTTGTGAAGCCTCCAATCGCATTGTTCATGAATTCACCTTGAGCAGACTCCACAAACTCATGAGTGCCCTTAACAGAATAATATAGATTTTCATATCCCATATCCTTAAGTTTCTCAAACACTGAAATACCAATTCCATTATTCTCAACAACAAGAAGGCACTTACCATATTCCATTCCTGCTGAGTAAAGCATTTGAGAATACATGTCCAAGGAAGGCTTCCCTTGGTACTCAGCAACAATTTCCATTTTTGCTACATCAAGCACATGAAAAACAGAGTTGTCAGCGCCATCCCCTCTAGCAACATCGGCAACAAGGAGATAATGACCTCCCTCTTGGTATTTTTCCCATATCCAAAAATTTCTATCATATCCTGTCCTGTATTGTGGTTCTTTAATTTGTTCTTGCAGCCAAGCAATATCATCTGGGTGAATAACTGTGTCACCTGATGTATTGAAGTTGCATTCTAGTTCTTGGGCAATTTGGCGTCGAGACATGTTTTTTGTCTCTTTCATAAACCATTCTCGATCTCTCTCGGGGTGAACGTCCCATGGGAGATTAACCGGCTTAAAGTCTGATTCTCCATTGTCTGCTGCGATGTAAGTCTTGTGAAACCAGTTACCTACACCATTTGGAGTTGAGAGTGCAATGCACCGACCACCCGTTGATAGTGTGGGATATAAACCAGTCCATAGATCATCAAGTCCGTCAATATGAGCAGCCTCATCGATAACAAGAAGAGATAGGGCTTCTGAACGACCAGCATCGCCAGAAGTTGATGCTGCTTTGATTTGAGACCCGTTTGAGAGTTCAAATGATGTTCTATTATCAACTTTAATTTTTGCAACCCTCATCCATTCCGGGAGATACTGCATAATGTTTTTAACTTTCTTTACGAGGTTGGCAGCAGTTTGAAATTTTGTTGCAATAACAAGAATGTTTTTATCTCTGTGGAACAACATGAACCAAACACAATAGGCAGCGGATATCGTTGAGATCCCTAGCTGCCTTGCCTTTAAAATTACCGTAAATCGAAAATCGTTAAAATCATTTATCAAATCATCTTGATATGGGTAGGTTTTAAATGGGATAAGTCCGTGCATTGGATGAGATATTCGACAATAGTTGTTTATGAAGTATCGCGGATCTTTCCCGGATTTAACAATTTCCTTTACAATTTCTTTCTTTGAAAGAGAGAAAGTCATTATTTCTTCTCGTTGTCGCCCTTCTTAATATATTCATTGCTAGGACGCTTTGCTGCTTTAACTTGTTCTAAGAACTTTCGCGTGATTGCACGACTATCTTCTACGGCTGGGTCCATAATGGGCTCTTCTTTTACTTTACTAATTTTGTAATGTTGGTATGCCTGAACGAAGGAGCGGACGCGAGATGTTGATTGAACAAGAATTTTTGGCTCCCCACTAGAAGTAAGAGTGATTGAATTACCAGTTACCGCCTTGTATTCTTTTTGAAGAAATTTTTTGATTTCATTTAATTGACGAACGATATCCCCTTCAAAGTCTTTTGATTGATGCACATCACGTAGTCTTATGTCTGATTGGTAGTTGATACAGATTTTATTGCTGTAAAATTTTACTGAAAATCCGTCATTTACACGACTGTCCATGATAGGACACCCTTCTTCTCTTTTAAGTCCAACTTTGCGAACCTGCCCGTCCAAAGTAAATCTTTCATCATGTCCGCCATCATAAACATTTGCGGCCGCTTGTGACAGTCCTTGAATAATTTCTAATGTTGTTTCAGCCATTTTTAGGTCTCCATCCTTTTTTCCAGCGCTCTTCACGGCCCTCTACATATTGGATGTAACATTTTTCACAACAATCAAATTTGGACATATAGACATCATCATTTGATTTAAACGAATAAACATTGCAAACAGGACAAGAACGTTTAGAATTCTTTGTAATTAGTTTGTTTGGGATAAAAACTCCGTTTATTTCTTGCTCTTCATCCATCGCAATTTCTTCATGTCTGTAGAAGCCCTTAAGATCTTTAAGGTATTCTTTTTCTTTTTCATCATTCCATCCTTTTTTTGGATGTTGTATTGTTTCTTCGCCATACTTTTCTGTTATGGCTTTTTCAACCTTTACGGCGTAATTTGGATCTTTACTTTTCATATTTTTTTTGCCATTCTTTTGAAATTTTGTCCTCTTTAATTGGACCACCCTTCGCCCAGGTCCTACATGCTCTAGCAGAGTGACACTTAAAATGATGCATCCAGCAATAACCCAATCTTCCTTCTCCATCGGAAGTAGGACCTGGCATACATTTATCCATTCTAGGTGAAATATCAAAGGCTGTGCAGTTTGCACAAACAGATTTCTTTGCAGCTTTGACGGTTGTGTTCCAATATTCTGCTATGTCTTTCCAGTAATCTCCGGGCTCACTAACATTAAGTGGGCCGTATTGAATATGCTCTGCTTTTATTGAGGCGTCACGATTTTTAGTATTTAGTTTTAAATCTTGTGTTGCCTCGGGGCAAAGCATCTTTTTTAGTTTTTTTAAAA